AAGGAAATATGTGTAGAAGCCTTTAGGGAAGCACCTAAACAATTCAATGTAACATGTATGGATGGTGATGGTATCATCGGTAATTGTTACGCAGATGTTCATTAGAAAGGAAAGAACATGGGAAAAGTAAAAGCATTTATGATGGAACAAGAAGAAAAGTTTTGGGAAGAAGCACATGAACTTATAGGTGATTGTGAAAGTCTTGCTGAATATTTAGATAGAGCTAAACTATTAATAAAAGAGTATGTATATCACATACCTAAAGATAAGATTAAAGCTGAATTAATTGACTGTTGGGAAGACTATTGGTCTGACTATGACAGAGAAAGGTAGACGAAATGATAGCAGTAGTAGATGCTGATAGCTGTATATATCAGGCTGCATGGCAAAGAGAAACTCTTGATGATGCAGTAGAGAATTATAAATATCTTTTAGATAAGAATTGGGTTGGTCCTGTATGGGCTGATGAAGCTATAGTATATTGTGGAGGTAAAGATAACTTTAGATATAGCCTTTGCCCTCAATATAAAGGAAATCGTAAAGAACCACCTGAAGATGCTAAACTATTTAAACCTCTTATGCAAGAGTTAGTTAATAGAGGTTTAACTATACCTTCTCATGGTATGGAAGCAGATGATATGGTGAGAATAAAATCTGTAGAGCTTACTAAGAAAGGTATTAAGCATACTGTAGTACATATTGATAAGGACTTAGATTGTATTGTAGGTAATCACTATAATCCTAGACATGCTAAGTTCTACGATATAGATGAGGATCAAGCAGATCTTCACTATTGGTTACAAATACTTAAAGGTGATCCAACAGATAATCTGCCTGGATTACCTAAAGTAGGTCCAAAGACTGCTGAGAAGATGCTTAATGGTATTCCTCTTGGTAAACGTAAAGCAAGAGTCCTTGCAGCATATAGAGCTAAGTTCGGTGTTGTAAATTGGAAGAATAAACTTATGGAAACTGCTAATGGTATTCATATACTTAGATATAAGGGTGATTACTTTAGCATAGAAAGGAAATTAAATGTCTAGTAATGTAGCAGATCATATGAGATACGAAAGTGTAGCGATAACTGATGTATCTAAGGTAGATAAGAATGGTTGGGTAGGAATATCTACCCTTGAGCATGGTGAAATAAGATGTAAGTCTAATCTAAGAACTAAATTAGGCTTAAAGAAAGAATGGTTTGGGGATTTAACTGTATGGATTAATCCCCATACTGATGTAGCATGTGTAGCATTTGATCAAAAAGCTTATATGGCAGATGGAGATAATGCTAAGCGTAATGGTCAATGGCAAGTAAACTTTAAGAATAATCCTTATGAAGCAGAAGGCTTTGTATATATGATTATCGAAAAGAGTACTGGTAAACGATATATAGGTAAGAAATCTTATTGGAATTACAGTAAAGGTAAACGAGTAAGACAATCTAATTGGAAAACTTATGCTTCAAGTAGTTCAGATATCTCAACTAAAGTAGCTGAGAATAAGGCTGATTATCAATTTGTAATGCTACATGAAGCACCAGATAAGTCTGCATTAAACTTCTTAGAAATATTTTATCAAATAGATTATGAAGTTCTTACTTCATTAAATGATAAAGGCGAAAAGATATTTTATAATAAGACTATTGGTAGTGAGAAATGGATGTTAACTGAAAACTTTATAGGAGTGTTCAATGAAACTTTCAACGAGGAATCCGTTGCACAGGTACAATATACCACCTAAACAGGTAATACCTAATAAGAAGTATGAACCTGATATAAAAGAGTATGATGAGTTCTTTTATAAGAAACGAGAAGACAGAATAAATAAATCTAATGAAGCACGACAACGTAGAAAGGAAAGTCGAGATGCTAAAGAAGAAAGACTATTCAACGAGTAAAGAAATAAATAAAACTAGTTGTCCTAAATGTCCTAGCTCAGATGGCTTTGCTGTCTATGATGATGGACATGGATACTGTTTTGTATGTAATTATTTTGAACCTGAAGTAGGAAAGGAAATGGATATGCCATTAGATATTGGTAAGACTAACCTAGAATTGTTTGAAGCAGGTCTAGGCGATATAAGAGGTTGTCAAAATAGGGGTATTACTAAGCCTATAGCTGAAGCTTATGGTGTTAGAGTTACATATGATCAAGATAGAAATATTGAATCATATAATTACCCTTATTGTGATGAGAATGATAACGTAGTAGCTTATAAGATAAGAAAGTTACCTAAAGAGTTTAGAGCAGTAGGAGAGTTTAAAGATGTTCGGTGTTTTGGTAGTCAAGTGTTTGGAGCTGGTGGAAAAAGACTTGTCATTACAGAAGGCGAATTCGATGCGATGGCAGTCGCACAAGCCTCATGGGATCATTACAAAAAGATTTACCCAGTTGTTAGTGTGGCATCGTCAACTAATCTTAAGAGTATACTCAAAGATCGTACTTGGATTAGATCGTTTGAAGAAGTAATATTATTCTTTGACAATGATGAAGCTGGAAAGAAAGCAATTAAAGAAGCTGCAAATATTATTGGCATAGATAAAGTAAAGATTGCTAGTAGTACTATGAAAGATCCTTGTGAGATTTATAATAGTCAAGGTCATCAAGGTATAATGAGAGCTATATGGGATGCACAGCCCTATAGTCCAGCAGGAATTGTAGTAGGTCATGATGCTGTATGGCAACAGTATTTAGATAGACATAACACAGAGAGTGTAGAGTACCCTGAATGTCTTAAAGGTGTTAACGATAAAACTAGAGGTATGAGATTCGGAGAAATAACTTTGTTCACTAGTGGTACTGGTTCAGGAAAGTCTACTGTTATCAAGGAGATAGTGTTAGATCTATTAGAAAAGTCTAAAGATAAAATAGGTATGATATCACTTGAGGAGTCTATTGGTGATACTGCTGAAAAGTTTATTCAAATGGAATTGAAAAGAAACCTACAAAATCACGATGTTCCTTTAGATGAACAAGAAAAAGCTTCAAAGAAAATATTTGGTACAGATAGATTAGTATTACTAGATCATCAAGGTTCTGTAGGTGATGAATCGCTTATAGATAAGATAGAGTATATGGCTTTAATGGGTTGTAAATATCTTATACTAGATCATATAACTATTGCTGTGTCTGAAGGAGCTGAAGGCTATACAGGTAATGAAGCCATAGATAAAGTCATGTCTGATTTACTTAAGATAACTAAACGACATGATATATGGCTAGGTATTGTTAGTCATTTAAGAAAAGGTTTAGTAGGTAGTAAGAACTTTGAAGAAGGTAAGATGCCTAGTCTAGATGATATTAAAGGCTCAGGTTCTATTAAGCAAATATCATTTGATATAATAGGATTTAGTCGTAATATGACTTCAGATAGCGAAGAAGAAAGAAACTTAATTAACTTTATAGTACTTAAGTCTAGGTTTACAGGTCGTACAGGTCCAGCTGGAGCTGCTAGATATGCACCTAGTACTACTAGGCTTTCTTACTCTGATGGATTAGATTTTGAGGTAATATAATGACTGGTGTAGCCATAGAAGAATACATGAATAAACTAAAAGAAATAGAGTTTCTTGGTAAGCAAATAGATAAGCTTACTAAGGAACGTAATATGTTTAGAACACAAGCTATGATGAGAATGAATAAGATAAAAGAATTAGAAGGAATATTAAATGGAAATGGAGAAAGCAACTAGATACTCTAGAGATCTAGCTAAACCTGTAGAGCAAGATGCAAGAGAAATAATAAGTCAGCTAGTTAAAAATAAATTAGTTGATTGGCATGTATTTTGGATGTATGATGAACAATATATTTATATAGAGGTTTAAATGAGTAAAAAGATTAAAAGACAATTAATTAAAATACAAAATAATGCTGCAAAAGGTGGAGGAAGAATACCTTCTATCTCTGAAGCATATATAATATATAGAAAGAATAAAAGCGATGAACAAACAAAAAGAAAATAAATATGACAGATTATATATGGATATCGCTACACGAGTAGGAGAGATGTCTTATGATACTGATACAAAAGTTGGTGCAGTTATTGTTAAAGATGGGAATATTATTTCAATGGGTTGGAATGGTACTCCTTCAGGCTTTGATAATAATTGCAAGGATACTAGTACTGGTTCTACATTACCCATTGTTATACATGCTGAAGCTAACGCTATATGTAAGTTGGCGAAGTCTAGCACTACAGGAGAAGGAAGTACCCTCTACTGTACGTTATCGCCTTGCATTGAGTGTGCTAAACTTATCTTGCAGTCTGGCATATACAATGTCGTGGTTAGAGACTTATACAAGAAAGATATGGGAGGCTTCAAACTCCTGGAAGATAAAATAAATATAAAAGTACTTGCAATTTAAATTAAAACATGTTATAATGTTTTTTCAAAAGAAAGAGAGGACTCCATGCAAGATATAAAAGATTACCTTATTAAGAAAATAAGAGGAAACGATTTAGGTGTAAAACCTAGACGTAATCTACAATTAATGCGTATGATAGACACCGAAGGTGTCGATATGCTAGATGAATTTATAGATGATATTATAAATCATTCAAGAAAAATAATTCAAAGATGTTTTAAGCGAAGTAAAGTTGAAGGCGAAACTGCTATTACTCAGGTATCAATGGCTATAGGCAAATATATTATTTCTAGTTGGGATAGAGATAATGTAAACTTTAGAGATCATGTGAGAGTAGGCGATCTTATTGTTGAAGCATATGTTATGTGTAGTTATTTAACTATATCAGTAGGTCATGTTAAAAGCCGAAAGCCAGTTACAATTCATGCTACAAATAAGTGGGGAGAGTTAGAAGCTATTGCAGGTAAAACCACTTGTATAAGTGCAACTCCAATACCTAAGATCACTACTCTATTTCAGAATAATGGAAGACCAATCATAAAGACTTGGGATAAATCTAAAGAGCAAAAGTTTGTTAAGTATTTAGATAAGCCATTTATTAAAGCAATAGATAATCTTCAATCAACTAGGTTTATAGTTAATAAAGATGTTCACGAAGCTATTAATAATCATTGGGAAATGTTTGTTAAGCATAAGATATTTGATGGGGAAGATAAAGCTGAGAATGATAAGATGTATCAGAGACAAGCCTCAAAGAATAGAGAAGTCAAAGAGGTTATGGCTGCAGCAGAGAAGTGGCTAGATAAAGAATTTAGCTTTTATGTTGATGCAGA